TATGAGAAAAGATTATTAAAAACATTAGATAGAGAAGCTAAAAAATATAATGCCAAAAAATAATTATATTTGATGAAATGAAGGATCCTAATCTATCTGTTTTAAACGCTTATAAAGATGCTTTAGCTAATTTAATAGTTGGAGGCATTGATATACCTGTTTATAGCAAATCTGCTCCTTTAAAAAACGTACCGAAAAAATACGTAATTTTGTCAAGCCAGACAAAGCAACAAAATAAAACAAAGTGCAACTACTGGTATGAATGCACAATGACTGTCCAGATAGTAACAAAGTATCCAAATGGAACAGGAGATTTGAGTTTTGCGATGGTTATAGGTGAAGAGATAGCAGAGTTAATACAAGTTGATGGAATTACTTTAATTGATTTCCATAATGTTGAAACAATGCAAAATTTAAGTACAGAGGTAATTTTAGAAACAGATACGGAAAACGTATTTCAATACATATTAATTTTTAATCATAAACTAAACATCAATTAAAATGGCAGACGAGCAATTTTATTCAGGCAGTTTATTCATGCTATACATCCGTAACTCAGGTACATGGAAACCAGTAGCGTGTTTAACTTCAAACGGAATTTCTGAATCATGGGATTTCGCAGAAACAGTAACTAAATGCGATCCAGGTGTAACACGTAGAAAGCCTACAACTTACTCATATGAGATTCCTTTTGAGGGAGTTTTTACAGATACAAGCGGTGCAGGTGGCGATACTGCTAAAGCATCATGGGACACTATCAAAAACCTTGCTAGAGCAAAGACTTTGACTGAATACCAGATTGCATTGTTAAGAGAAAATGGAACAGAAGATCCTAATTTTTCTGCTCAGTTTGGTGCTGCTTATTTTAGCGCATTAGATATAACAGGTGCTGAAGGTGAGTTTATTACTTTCTCAGGTACTATGTTAGGCGATGGTGATATAACTGAAACTGATCCTTATCCTGGTTACTAATATATGGAAGGTCATTTGATTTATATAATCAATGGTGTTGAGCGTAAAATGTTTTTTGGCAATTACGCGCTTGAAAAAGTATTGCAACATTTTGATATTTCTATAACTGATTTAGGTAAAATACCATCTTCAAAAGAAATGGAGTTTGTCAGAGTTTGGATGTTTCATGCGGCTTGTTACCCAATATTAAAAGATGGAGGTGTTCCTGACTTTACGGAGTTTGATACCTATCAATGGGTAGATGATTCTAAAAGCGATATTTTAGTAAAGGTTAATGAAGCTATTCATAAAAGTTTAGGATTAGGTGAAATTAGTGAACAAAAAAAAAGCAAGGCGGAAAGTTAAATTGGAATAAAGATGTGCTAACATTTGCTTTTGGTGAGCTAGGATTAATGCCTAATGACTTTTACGCCTTGACATGGAATCAGTACTGCCTGAAATGTCAAGGCTTTTTTAATAGAGAAAAAAAAGAATGGGAAAGGATAGGTTGGGCAACATGGAACGGAATGAGAGTCCATGTAAATAAAGGAATGCCAACATATAAAAAATTTATGTCATTTATTTATGAAGATGATCATATAAAAGACATGGATAAAATCAAAGAACAAATGAATAAGGCGATGCTTAAATATTTGGAAAATGCAAGGAATTGAGATACCTATTGGAGCGCCATTAGGGCAATTAGATAAAGATTTAAAAGGTGCAAGTGCTAAATTAAACCAATTTGCTGCTCAAGCATCAAAAAGCGCAGGAGCATTAGGTGGTTCTGTTACAAGTGGAGCAAAATCAGCTGGGTTTGCCTTACAAAATTTAGGAAGAGTTGCACAGGATGCTCCTTTTGGGTTTATTGGTATTCAAAACAATATTCAACCATTATTAGAGTCTTTTCAAAGATTAAAGCAAGAATCAGGTTCTACTGGTGGCGCATTAAAAGCATTGGCATCATCTTTAGTTGGTGGTGGTGGTTTATTACTTGCAGTTTCTTTAGTTACATCTGCCTTAACTGTATTGGCTCAGAATCCTGAAAAGGTTGCAGGTGCTTTAAATTATTTATCAGGTGTGGTTGATAATGCAACTGCTACTCAAAAGAAATATAATGAAGCGCTTATTGAAACACAAGCAGAGGCGAAATTAGAAATATCAACTTTAGAGAGTTTAATAGGTATTGCTAAAAATGAAAATTTATCTAGGAATGCAAGACTTGAGGCATTAAAAGCAGTAAAGGCTGAATACCCAGAACAATTAAATTTTTTAACGCTAGAAACTGTTGGAAGTAAAGAAGCAGCAAATGCAATAAATTTATTAAGCGATTCATTATTAAGAAAAGCTAAAATACAGGCAGCTGAGAAATTACTAGGAGAGGCATTTGTAAAGCAATTACAAGCAACTACAAAAAGCGCAGTTGAACAAGCATCTACATTTAGTAAGGTTGTAGGCGTTGCATTAGGTGCAGCAGGGATAAAAAACTTTGTTGTTTTACAAGATGGAATAAACAATCAAACTAAAGCATTTAAGGAAGCAGGATCAGAAATAGATACCTATACTAAAATATTAAACAATCTTAGAACTGAGGAAGCCAAAACAGGTAATTTATTTGAAGATAAACAAGGTAAAGGCAATAGTTTAAAAGATTTAGCAAAAGAATTAAAAGATGCTAAATTAGATAACTATTTACAGGGTTTAGACGTAGCTTTTAGATTAGCAGGTCAAGGATTAGAAGCATTTAAAAATTCATTTCCTAAAGACACTAAAAAGACTTTTGCTAGTTTAACTGATAAGCCTTTAATTGATATAAATAAACTTTTAGATACTAAAACATTTATACCTGATAATTTAGGTGAGAAACTTTATACTCCATTCCAAATATTACAAGATAATATTAAGTTTGATTTATTGCCTCAATTAGGTACATCATTTAAGACATTCTTTGATGATATATTAATGAATGGTAATTTTTCTTTTTCAGCATTAGGTCAAGCAATAAAAAATACTTTTTTATCAGTATTAGCAAGTGAGGCAACTCAGGGCGTTTTAAAACTGTTAGGATCAGCAGGAGGTAAAACTGAAAAAGGTGGCGGTTTAATAGCAGGTATTGCAGGTTTGTTTGGCGCAACTAAAAAAGCAGCACCATTAGCAAATATTGCTAAATCAACTGGAGGCATATTGGGTTCAGCCGCAACTCTTACTGCACCAGTAGCAGCAACAGGCGGAGCATTGTTACCTATCTTAGCAGGAGTTACTGCGATTGCAGGGATTGCATCATTATTTAAAAAGAAACAACAAGCACCTATTCCACAAGCATCATCAACTATCAGCACAAGCGCAGCAGGGTCATCTCAGGACTTTGGAGGTGGCAGAGTTGTATTTGAGATTTCAGGTACTAACTTAATCGGAGTGTTAAACAGAGCAGGTGCAAAATTACAGAGGTTCGGACCATGAGTTATAATCAGAGATATTATTTTACGTTTTATTCAGACAGAGATACAAGGATTGTTAATGGCATACCAGATGAATATCTATGTAGTATATCGCAGTTAGATTATGAGGGCGAAGTAATAGAAATTCAGGCTCAACAAAATCCTATTCAGATAAACTATCAGAATACTTCAAGCAATAAGCTAGAGCCTATTATAGGCTCAGAATGTACCTTAAATTTAATAGCAACTGAGGATTTTCAGCTAGAGGATTTATATACCGAGAATGAAAGGGAGTTCATGGTTCAGATTTATCGCAAAGTTACTCCAACTACGTTTAACGTAAATTGGTCTATGAGCGAGGTCGCTGCGGAGATGGACTTAGAAATATTTGTCAATGGCGTTAGCAAAGTTTTACAGTTTACTACGGCATCCGGATCCTTTGAGATAAATAATGGCGATACTGTTTTAATAAAGCCTTTTGCAGCAGGACCTTCCGCAGGTGGCATACCGGGTATGAATTTAGAGATTACAGGATTACCAACTCAAAGAACAACTACCTATCCGTTTTCAATAGATGTAAGTTTAGTTCCTACAAGCGATATAACAATAGAAACCTATACAACTTATTCAGCTACTAACTATACTGCAATTCGTTCTGCGGTTTTCGAAACATCTTGCGCATCGGATGAGGGATCTACTAAGGTGTTTACTAAAAACTATACAAGCACAGTAAGTCAGGCAGCGGCTCAGGCTTTGGCAGATGCCGATACAGGATTTACGGCTGAAGGTCAGGCGTATGCAAATGCAAATGGTGTTTGTTATGCAAGTCCTGGCGAGTTCGATGATTTAATATGGCAAGGATTTATCATTCCAGATGGATGTCAAGAAGCGTTTACATTTGCTCCTTATCCGATTTCAGTGAACGCAGTTGATGGAATAGGTTTGCTTAAAAATTTATCTTATGTTCAAAACGATGGCAATTTCTATTTAGGTAAACAAAGTTTTATAGAAGTCATACAGGCTTGTTTAGTTAGGCTAGAAGCACCTGCTTTGGTTTTAAATACTTGTGTTAATATTTATGAAACGAGCATGACACAGGGCGATTCATACGATCCTCTGGATATGGCTTATGTAAATAGTGAGCGTTATTTAAAAGATGACCAATTTAATCCTATGAATTGTGAAGAGGTTCTTAGGTCTATTTTAGAGTTATGGACTGCCGTATTGGTTCAGAGTTCTGGCGAATGGTATATTTATAGACCTACGGAATTAGCAGTAGATGGTAGTTTAACATTTAGAAGGTATTTAGATGGTTACAGAATTTATGATCAGCCTACAGTTACAGAAAATTTAGATTTGGTTTTGGGTGGTGAGAGTGAAGGCATAATAGCTGCTCCTTATTTCCATATCAATACAGATCAAATGAAAATGATTGACAGACCTTATAAAAATGCGTCGATGTCTTTTCTTTATGGTTTTGTAACCTCTTTAATTGTTAATCCAGAATTTGTTGGATGGAATGGCATAACCTTTGCAGATTGGGCAAAAAGTAGTGTTTTATTACCACTTACAGAAGATTCAGGCGGTGGCGCTAAATTAGGCAATATAACTGCCTCACCTGGTCCTTATGAGTATATTGAAAACATTACACCTGCACCAATTACAGAGGGCGATATGGTAGTTTTTAAGATGAGTTATTATAACTATATCTCAGATGGACCAAGTGCAAGAGTTATGCTAACTGATGGATTAACAACATGGTATTTAGATCAAACTGGTGAATGGGGGGTTAGTGATACCAGAATAAATGGATTAACCTTACAATATTACGAGGGCGTTATGAGTATAACTGCACGTAGAGCGCCAATTACAGGAAACCTAACTATCAGACTATACGAAGCGCGTGAGGACTTAATACCTCCCTCTATTGATTTATTTATTACTTATAGATCAGCAAGTATAATTCCAAACATAGGAACAGAAGATCCTATTGGCGAAATGCATACGGCGACACAAACAGGCAAGTTTACTTTTGTGCCAGAAACTGTTAATCTATTTAATGGCGATACAACATCAAATTTATATTTAAGTGGAATTTATCAAGATGATCAAACGACGCTAACAACTTTATGGAATCGGCGTGGAATATCCGAGAGTATTTTGGCTCAACCTTATGAAGCTAGTAAACAATTTTTACGAATTGCAGTTGAGGAAAAACAGAGGTTATATGCAGGACCATTTGTTAGGTTTGAGGGTTCTATATTTGGATATTTTAATCCTTTGCAAAGATGGACTATCAATTTGGTAACAGGTTACTTTATGAATTTGAGCCTTAACTATGATCTTCAGCAAAATATCTGCAAAGCAGTTATGGGCAGAATAACAGATGATGAAATTGCTTTGGATTATACGCTAACGCCAGATTATGGTGCGACAACAAAAGTAACAGTAAAAGGAACGCCATGATGTTATACATAAATGATATACCGGTAGGGTGTTTAAGTTCTGTAAGTAGATCAGAGCAGATATCTTTTATCGGTACTTGCAAGACTACACAGTCAGGCGCTCAGGCTCAATTAGGAAGGCTCTACACCTACTCAATTCCTTTTGAGGGTGTTATGACTACAGATAACAGTATAATGTCATGGACAGGCTTAAAAGCATTAGAGAGAATTAAGGTAAATTGGGAAATTGTTGGTCCTGATATTGAAGCAGGGCAAGGATTTATTGAGAATCTTGAGATATTAGGTGAGGTTACAGATTTTATAAAATTTAGTGGGAGTATAACAGGCTATGACTAATTTAATGCTTTACATCAATGACTTG